GGTTCTGTAATAAAATAAGGACTCATTGCCAGAACTCATCAACCAAGTCTTCAAAGATAGCTTTTATCTCTTCCCACAGTTTAGTTATCATCGTCTAACTCCAGAAAATCAAACGGGTGCATGCCTAGCTGCTTGGAGACTTTGTCCACTAGAGAAAGCTTCGCGTCTTCCCTGTATCTCCACTGAGAGACCTGCTGCTTAGTAATGCCAAGTTGGGTAGCGAGTTCCGTAGAACTCACCCCCTTGATCACTTGGCCCAATCTTAGCGACTTACCAAAATTAAAACGGGACATCGTCGTAAACTTCCTTGCCAGTTAGCTCAGTTACAGACGTTTTAGGCTGACTAGGCACCCAAACATCGTTGATCTTGCCTTTCATGATGGGTTGGTTGCCTGACGCATCCTGTCGCCACAAAGCGATGTCTAAAGTCTCGCCTTCTTTGATGTCTCTGTGAGCTACAACTTTGCCGGACAACGTAGGTCCGTTTGCTCTGTCGGTTTTCCACATTGAGACTTGTCCACGGTTATCGTATTGCATTAAATTCTCCCTATGAGAGTTAAGTTAGTTTCAAGATCTTCCAGCAATTTATCAATCGCCGCTGAAAGGTTAGCGATGTACTTGTCATCACGATCTATTTTCATGATTAGGTTGGGTAAGTCAGGGTGATAGGACATAAACCAATAATCTGGTAAGTCCATCAGCATCATCGTTCCCTGAACTTGAGCGTAATACTCAGGTGGCATTTGGTTCTTGTTGTGAAAATCAATCAGGTACTTCACATGCGTAGTGTGCATCGGACATTTGATCTCCAATCCAGACAGATCCTGTATCAGCCTGTCAGGGCTGCAACCAACCGTCTGATCGTCGTTGGTTACAAACCCTATCTCTCGGCAGATTAAATCGGTCTGGAAGCTAAATACGTTCGCCGCCTCTGGTTCTAGGTCACGCCCTCGCTTCATATGGAATGTGTCAAAGCTATCAAATCGTTTGCCTGACATCTTCTCAGCAAGCAGTTCATGCATGTACTTCTCTGAACTGGCACTAGGCTTGCCTGTGGGAGTCAGAAGGTCTTTAAATCTACTGGCAGAGGGTACGCCTAGCCTGAGAGCGAACCACTCTTCTGAGCCTTGCTCTACGCTATGAATCTTCATTCTTGCTTCCACTCTGGCAAAGTTCTTTTCAGCATATTCGGGACTAAATCCCTTTCTATAAGCTGAAATATTTCATGCTTCATATCTATAAAAACGCTTGCTAGTAAATCCCGCTCGTTCTTATTCAAAGAATCTTGCATGCATTCCCAAAACTCACAGTCAAATATCTCCATTTTTTCAACGTCAGCAAATGACTCCCAAATACCGTAGGCTAATTGGTTTATAGTCATATCTTCCGAACGACCGTATGTTTGCCGAAAGGTTTTAGTCATAAAGTCTTTCATTACTTAGCTTCCTTCGCTTGCATAGTTTTCTTCTGCTGAAGTTGCTTTTTGGCTTTCTCGTACTGATCATCAGTAAGACTCTTTAGATTCTCTACGTTGTAGACGTTGAGGAATGCTGACTTGTTAGAGTTGGTAGAACTTAACATGGCATCAAGATGTGCGACCTTCTCGTCAGAGATGTCTTCTATGCCTAAGTCTTGAGCGTCTGTGTCTTCGTCCGCACATACCGCCCACATTGATTGCGCTTGATACCTTTTAAGATAAGTAGCCATGGACCCTAGATCCTGAATAGGATTCTTGGACGTTTCTAATATCTTCAGACTTGCGGTCTGTCTGATCCACTGACCTGAATTGTGGGATATCTGGCTAGAAACAGATACGCTCCCGTCTTCAGCCTCCACTGCTTGTATGAATGATAGTCCGTTAGCGGATGCTGCAGGACGGATGCAACCAAGCACTGACGTTAAATCAGCATACTCATTCTTGAAGAATGTGTTCTTGGTATTTTTGCCTGGATTGCGAATCTCTGACTGAGCTTTAGCTAAAGCCGTAGCGAGTTCGTTGATGTTTTCTGACTGTTCCATTCTCTTCTCCTTATGTGAAACAGTTGCATAGTAAACTGTTTAGTTTAAGAAGTAAACAAAAAGAATAATCAGATTGGGAAAAAGATGTGATAAACTACGGTCTCTTCTCCCAGAGCTTCGGCTCATTTGGCCCACTTCGGTGGGTCTTTTATTTATAGGTCCAGATAACGGGAGTAGTTTGACGGATGTCTACATGGACGAAAGTCTTCGCAATACCAATCCCTGAGAAACCTAGCTCAAGAGCATTTGCCACGATAATGTAACGCTCGCGCCCGTTATTAACAGCAATATCAGCGGCACACCCTTTTCCATGTTGTCCAGGTCCATTCGGCTTTTTAACCTCGCGGCTATGACGAGGGCTTCTAAAGCCACTAGTAATGCGGAAGCTAAAACCGCATTTCTCGCGCAGCGTATCCAATGCCGCAACGAATTCTTCTTTGATCCCATTTTCCCCCGTCTCCTGACAGTCAAATTCTTCTAACGTAAAATATTTAAACATCACTTATCTCTGTGAACTGAATTCTTCTTCTCGTAAGTCCTCATCGCACCAAGTCCAAGCATACCCATCAAGACGGGCATCATGGTCTCCAACGGCACTAGAGGTATGACGATATCGTACTCAAGCAACGCAAGAGCAAAGTTAGCAAAAGGAATTGTGATGAAATTCCCAAACATGCCTAATCCGCATGTCCAGCCGATAAATGGCCGCCATCCAGAAACAAAAAGACTCTTGTGTGCCGCTTCAACCTTATTGACTTCTAGTTGGGCTTTAGAGATCTCATGAGCATGCTTCTGAGCCATCGTAGCGACATCGTGGGCAAGCCTGGCTCTTTGGTCTTTATCGGGAATAAACTTGTCCAGAAGACCCGTAATTGGACCTATAAGTGATTCTATCATTTTCGGATCAACTCATTAATGGCCTTCCATACCTCAACCATCTTTGACTCAATCACTTCAAGACGATTAAGGATCTTGCCGATGGTCAAAACAAGAATGAAGAGGCCCGCCGCAATAGGCCAGCCTGAGACTATGACCTCCCAGACTTCCACTACTCACCTCGCTTGACTAGCTTCTTTACAGTGTCAGACTCCCAGATTCTGAGAGATAACCAGATGATAGTAAACAAACTAGCCACACTTGGAAGCCAACCCGCTAATGTGGCAACAGTGCCGCCGACCGCTATTTGATCCATTACTGTTTTGGCTTCCTCTTCCATAAGTTTCTCAGTTCACCTGATCGGATTCGTTGACTTCCTCAAACACTGGTTCTTCTTCTGATGACTGCTGTTGCTGTTGCTGATAAAGGCTTATTTGCGCCTCCAAGTCAGCGATTCTTACGGCCTGTGATGCATTTTGCTTCGCCAAGGAATCAATCTTCGCCATCGTCACATACTGGTCTGCCGTGATTTGCTGTTGTTCGCTCATACTCTTCTCCTAGTTTAGAAAAGACATTTTATCGTTTTATTCACTAAATTGCTATTTCTTAAATATGAGCAAGATCAAACCAAGAATAACACCAAAACCTACGACCGCAGCCGTGAAGGCTACACCCATCTGCTTGGCAAATGCGATATTCTTGCGCCTGCGAATCTTGGCTATCCTTATTTGCTTCTCATGCTCCAGCCTGGATTCTTCGACTCTGTTCATGATTTCGCGGTAATCAGATCCAAGGCCAGCCATGAGCATCTGATCTTTGAGTGTCTGGTTAAAATTCGCCAATTGCCGTTTGGCTAACTGTAGCTGCATGCTGTCCTTAACGCTCAATTTTCCAACATGCTTCGACTCAACATCTTGCACCGCCTCGTTAGCTTTCGCGTAACGATGCATTACACTGCTGAGATCCGTTGCGTGACCGCTCGCTTCCTTGAGCGCACCAATCGCGTCATTCAGCCCTTTTACGACAGATATAACTGTTGCGATTTCAGCGATCATAACTTTGAGCTATCAAGCCCAAGGCGTACCGCTTGCCGTGGTCGGAGTAATCTGCGCGTCAATGTTTGCTTGCAAATTAGTCTCAACGTCAGACTTTTCTACGCCGTTTGCGTAGCACCAGCCTAGCGCCATCTCTTCGGTCACATCCGCATAAGGCGTGTAGTCCGACGCAGTTGGATCAGGCGTGAATGAGACGGTGCCATAATTTGATGCACTAAAGTTGACAGCATCGTCTCCGGTGCCTTCTGTCTGTGTCGCGGTGCAATTCCAATGCGCTATTACTATTGCCCCGTTCATGTCTTCAGGCAGCAAATCCCGCTCTAATTGTAATATCTGCCAGTTGAATGTAGCCATTTTTAATCCTCTTCTAAGTCTTGAACGCGTTTGCGTAATTGTTGAATTTCTTTGATGAGCATTGGAACTAGCTTGGAGTAGTCAATGCCCATCATTTTGTCAGGGTCTTCCGGTGCTGACACTGCTTCAGGTGCAACTTCTATAAGTTCCTGTGCAATCATGCCGTAATCTTGATGCTGACCGTCTGCTTTCCAGTCAAACTTACGCACTTGGATCGCGTCTACTTTGCTGCCTGCGTCATCAGCGTCTGCAATGTTTTCTTTAAGGCGTTGGTCTGACGAGGTGTTATAGAACGTGGCAGAACCAGAAACAGAAATACTGCCAACTCCCGCGCCTCCCCGCCTAAATCCTAAAGCATCGCCGTCCGTTCCTGATCTATTGACAAATAAAGCGGCATCGCCAGATCGGCTAAAATAACCGTAGTTATTGTTTCCGCTTAAAGTAATACCTTCGCCGTTTACTGTAGTAGTCCCCACCAACAGTGTGCCACCAGACAGCCTCATGCTCTCCGACCAAGTCAATGCCGCACCAGCTCCAGAGGTGTTGTTGCCAGCCGATTGCCAGATGTAATCTGCGCCTGACATTACTAGCCGCGAAGCTGATCCGTTAGCGATATATTTCTCGCCGGAATTGTAATACCAGTTTTGAGATAGATGAGTAACGCCAGCGTATGCGGAGACCATGCCGCCAGATTGTAGCTGCAAAGCACCAGATGAACCGTCAGGTAAAACGAATGCGCTTGGAGTGACGGATATGCCCACGTTGCCAAGCCGATCAATTCGCATACGCTCCGTCATCAGGCTGGAACTATTGGAGCCTGTCGCAAAAGACATTTCACCGGAGTCGTAACCAGTGCCCGTTTTAGCATCAAGTATGATAGCGCCATACGCACCATAGCCGCCCGATGTAACCGTGCCTAATTGTATCTTTCCGACTTTTGTGCCGTTCGCAGATGGAACAGCACCAGAATACTCATTGTGCAGTCTCAGACCGGCTTTATAATTTATGCTTAGTGGATTTGTTGCTCCGTTATTGTCGTCTTGCGTAGAAAAGTGTACCAAGTTACCTGTCGCGCTATGAACGTGCAATTTATACTCAGGAACTACTCCAATCCCAACGTTGCCACCGCTAACACTAACAGTGTCAAAGTAGTTCGTGCCGCCTTGGCGAGTACCAATGTAAAAACGGTTTGGCGTGTAGCCAAGAATAGCGCGATTGTCTCCGTCCGCACCAATGGACATTTCACTATTTACCTGTAGCTTGCTACTGATTCCTGTGGACAGACCAAGACCCAGGTTCCCAGAGGTGTCGAACCTTCCAAACTCCGCATAACTTCCTGCACTTCCTCTACGGAAAATGTGTTGTGCACCTTCAGCAAAAAAACTGCTGTTTCCTGTATTCCCTGCACTAAACCGACCACCACTATAAGAAGTGCCCGATATATAGAGGTCTTTGAAGCGAACACTTGATGCACCTAAATCTCTAGCATTGTCAGTCTGCGGGTAGAATCTAGAAGTGTCAAAGTTATAATTGCGAGACCCTGCCAGAAATAGTTTTAGCATCCCCCCTTGAGAATTTATAGTTAGATCAGTGCCATCATTACCCAACGAGCCAACAAGGGAGCTGTCTTTGTAGAGCGCCAAAATACTACCATCGCTTGATAAACGATTTAAGTAGAGCGCGGAGTTACCATCTTTTACAAAATGACCACCTGGAACAAGACTGCTTCCTTGTGTTCCAAAATCTCCGGTGGTTTTGCCTACCAGAAAAAGTCCATCACTTGTGAGCCGCGCCCTCTCTGCGTTGTTAGTAGCAAAAAACAACGAAGTACCAGTGCTGCCTAAGTATGCGTTTGTTGATGAACCTGTATTTACAAAGTTGATAGCAGAAGATGGCGCGTCAGTTTGAAAGGTAGAAGAGGTGCCAACCCCGCCACTGGATTTAACATGAAGCCTTGTGTCTGGCGCTGCATTTCCAATACCAACATTCCCGTCAGCTCTTCTAATTGTTAAAATACCTGTTTGTACGCCGTTTTCTTCTTGTTTTATTTGGAATAAATTAGTTTGCTCAACATACTGAAGTATCGTTCCATAATTCGTTGTGCCGGAGTCTTGAAAATAAATTCCTTTTGTTGCGCCACTGGGAACACTTATCCCTATAGCGTCAGCGGGACTAGCCGTCCCCAGACCGAATTTTCCATCGCTTGTGAGCCTAGCGCGCTCTTGCCCATTAGCATAAAAGGCTACAGGATGGTTAGTGCTAGACCCTATCCGAACATCGGTGTCTTGTACTGTCTGCATGAACGCTTTGGTACTTGCGCTTCCAGATCGTACTTCTAAATTAGTATGCCCTGCTCCTTGGAAATATGAATTGCCTGATGAGTCGATGGTTAACCTTTGAGAACCGCCAGCGCTAAAACTTAATGTATTAGCCCACAAATCTAAGTTGGTTGAACCTTGGATAGATGCAATTTGTAATGCTGTATCTGACTGACTTACAAAAGATAGCCCTCTATTGGCACTCGTTTGCAAGACTGCTATTTCACCATTTCCAGCACGAGTTACGTCTAATTTTGCAATCTTGGCTGTGCCCGATAGCCAGAGGTCTTTGAAGCGAGTTGCAGAGCGTCCTAAATCTTGCCCGCCATCAGAAAGTGACCCGTTAGCTGTTGGTAAAATTCTAGTATTATCAAAGAATAATCCACTGTAGCTTGTATCTATCTTCAGATAAATACTGCTATCAACACCAATACTACCTACGGCTGTGCCGTCTTTGCGTAAAATCAACAAATCGCCATCATTTGTGAGACGATTAAGACTCATGGGTTCATCACTATCTCGCGTAATGATTAAAGAAGAACCATTAAAATAACGCAAACCTTCTTGGGACTGCCACGTTGTATTTGATGTGCCCACCAACAGGTTGCCATCATTTGTGAGCCTAGCCCTCTCTGTGTCGTTAGTTCCGAAACGCATGGCACCGTTGGCTCGGTTCCACAGCAGTGTTTCTAACCCGCTTTTAGCAAGAAACATTGTTAGATTGCCTGCGGTGCCGTTGAAGTATATTTGTCCATCACCATTAAGCGGGTTTATGACAACTGCGCCATCCTGCATTATTCTCATGCGTTCTGACGAGCCAAAATGAAACTCCAAGTCAGAAACGCCATCGCTTCCGTCATGTGACATTTTTATAGCAGCATCGTTAGAACCACCGTTTCTTCTACTAAATTGGATAGCGGAAGTTGCATTGCCAGCGCCGCCATCGGTTGCATCTCTAATGTGTAATTTAGCGTCAGGCGACGACTCAGAAATACCCACGTTGCCTGATGAGTCTATGCGGAGGCGTTCATTGCCGCCAGTTTCAAAAGCTGTTATTGCGCCAGTATTAAGTCTTAATTTATTTGTGCCATGCTCATATATTATTGAACCTGCACCTGTAGATGCCGCATCGCCAAATCTAAGCTGGGTCTGTGTAGCACTGAAGAACTGTATTCCTGTGTCCGTAGCGTGTTCTATAGTTAAAGATGTGTTGCCATTAGATGCACCACGTCCTGACAACGCACTCTCTTGAATGTTGACTTTATTGTCTAAACTGGTAGTACCAATACCTAACGCCTCTGCTGAGGCTGACCAATGCAGCTTTGCACTCGTCCCCGTGTCCTCAAAAAAGCTGATATCGCCGTTGGCGGCTGCTAAAAGTCGGGTTTTAGATTGACCAGCTATCGGAGAAGTCTTCAACTCAATGTCTCCTACAGCCAACGTTCTAATTGCAAAAATATCGTTGGTGTGATCAAAGAGTAAATCGCCGCCACTGTTGTCTGCTCCGTTTTGCTCAAGCAGAATTTGAGTGTGTTGACCTGTCGCGTCTAGAGTAAGCTGACCTGCGTTTGCACCGTTTATTTGCACCGCACCATCTACAGTAAGCCCATCCACCGTGGCTGTGCCAGCAACGTCTAGCCCTGTGGAAGTTAATCTGGCTCGTCCAGCGCCAACCATTAAATTGATAGCTCGTGTGCTAGGGGCTTGCATTACGAAGTCGTAGGCTGTTGCGCCAAGCTCATTCCCTACCGAATTTTCAGCACCAATGTAGTAAGCACCACCTGAGCTGTTGATGTTGATGTAGTTAGCGCCAGTTCCTGTGCTTCCTGAATTTATAAATTGTTTGTTTGTGTTAGAAGTGTTATTTACAGTAAGCCCTGTGCTTGTCACCGTAGAA